GTCTAAGACTAACCAACCTCAAAACTAAATAGGAATTCAACAAATGGGTGATAGTAATCAAATAAGAAAAACCGGCGCCGACCCCAAGGCCAAAGCCGACGGCGATTCTGGACTCACAATTGATCCCGGCCCGTATGAGGCTGTGGTAATGTCACATGTGCGAGGTAATCGCATGGGACAACTAGAAGTTTACATACCGGACTGGGGAGGTAGTTATGATCCCGACAATCCTACAATTGTGAGTTATGCCAGTCCGTTTTACGGCACCACATACGGTACCAATGAGCAAAGTCTACCAGACAGTGCATTTACTACCGGACAAAGTTATGGTATGTGGATGGTACCACCCGACATAGGCAGCACAGTTTTGGTGACATTTGCTGCTGGAGACAAAAGTCGCGGCTACTGGTTTGCCTGTGTGTACAACAGTCCCAGTCATCACATGGTTCCGGGCTTGGCAAGAAATATTGGCGGCGAAAAAAACAGCTATGCTGATAAGAACTATCCCAATATCACTGACGCAATAGGCACCAATAGCTCAATGCCGGTAGTAGAATATGATACCAGTGCAAGTACAGCATTTACTCCTGACGGGCTAATAAATACTCCACGATTTATACATCCGTACCAGGCCAGTGTGTTGATCAATCAAGGCCTTGATCGAGACCCCATACGTGGAGCTATCACCAGTAGTAGCATGAGAGAAGTGCCCAGCAATGTTTATGGAATCAGTACACCAGGACGAGCTCTTGGTACCAAAGCACAAACCAATTTGCCAGGTCAACAAGGTGAAGAAGCAGTGATTGCACGCAGTGGCGGTCACAGTTTTGTCATGGACGATGGCGCTAATGGAGCAGCCGATTCCTCAGTGGCCGATGGCACAGATCAGCTGATACGCCTACGCAGTTCAGGTGGTCATCAAATTCTCATGAACGATACTGAAAATGTGTTGTACATTGCCAGTGCCAGCGGCATGCACTGGATGGAGTTTAGCAATAATGGAACCATCAATGTGTATGCCAAGGGTGGTATCAACATGCGTAGTGAGGGTGTGCTGAACTTACAAGGCGATGAAGCTATTCTTATCAACAGTAAATCCATTGCCATCAATGGTGAAAAAGGTGTAAGCATCACATCAACCAATAGTGTAAGTGTGCAGGCAATTGCATCTGTGTTACTGGCCAGCGACGCACTCTGCACCATAAGCGGCGGTGTTGCTACCAGTGTGTTGGCTGGCGGGGCACTGACTCTCAGCGCTATAGGGGCAACTACCATATCGGGAGCAACCACCAACTTGACTGGTTTACCAGGCAAAGGAATCAAGCCAGTACTGCCAGCA